TTCCTGTGAGAATGATCTCACACCTCAGCAGATGCAGCAGAAAGCTGGTCTGGATTGGACAATCGACAAACGTGAGATCGAGGTACCTGGTATTGGTCCGATCGAAGGCAAGAAAGCTCTTGTCCGTTCTTCAGACAATAAGATTTTTGACGTAGTCGGCAATGACTGGAATCCTATCCAGAATGACGATGCGTTCGCATTCTTCAATGAGTATGTTGCTGCTGGCGACATGGAAATGGAAACAGCTGGCTCGTTGAAAGGTGGTCGCAATGTATTCGCTCTCGCAAAAGTTAAAGAGTCTTTCTCTATCCTTGGAGACGATCAAGTTGACTCCTATCTATTGTTTAGCAATCCTCACGAATATGGTAAAGCTATCGATATTCGCTTTACTCCCATTCGTGTTGTATGCAATAATACTTTAACATTCTCTTTGCAATCAGCTTCCAAGAACTTTGTTAAGTTCAACCACCGTTCAGTGTTTGACGCTGATATGGTCAAGCAGCAGATGGGTCTTGCTTCTGAGAAATTTGCGATGTACAAAGATATGGCGACTTTCTTATCTACTAAGAAGTTCTCTGTTGATGCTCTTATTCAATATTACGATGAAGTTTTCCCACATACATATGCTAATAGCAGAGATAAGAAAGTTCAAGAGCTTGCAGATCTTACCAAGAATGGTAAGCAAGCTATGGATATTCTTTACACTCAGCCTGGCGCTCAGTATGGTGAAGGAACATGGTGGCAGGCTCTCAACTCTGTAACTTACATGACCGATCACTTGATGGGTAAGAACTCAGAGTCTCGCTTGCAGTCATCATGGTTTGGCCAGAACCAGGCTCGCAAAGTAAAAGCAGTTAACAAGGCGGTGGAATATGCTAACGCAGCTTGATCCAAAAGAACCAACGCTGATCGGGATCAACTCCGATCAGCAAGAACTCGATATGATCACGAGTACAGTTGAAAAGCTGAATCAGGATCTTATCGATTCAGGGTTCAACCAATATCAATACACTGTTGCCAAGAAAGGCGAAAAGGTGTATATTGAACAGGTAAGCCCGAGAGGGTGAAACCCTAGTCGTTTTAATCCCGTACGGGGCGTCTAGGTCGGTATAAGCACTGGTACCGCATAACCCAGTCGGTTGCTGCATACGTGAAATGCAGATAGAGGGGGAGGCACTGCAGAAAGCCTCCCCTTTGAATTTTGGTTCCTTAGCTCAGCTGGATAGAGCAACTGCCTTCTAAGCAGTAGGTCATAGGTTCGAATCCTATAGGGACCGCCATCGGAGTGTAGCTTAGTCTGGCTAAAGCGCCTGGTTTGGGACCAGGAGATCGTAGGTTCGAATCCTACCACTCCGACCATTTATTTTCTTATAAATAGCAGAAACGTTTTTGTACAAATGGGATAGATATGTTAAGTTTCAAACGCTATATCAAAGAAAATATGGAGTTATTGCTTATGGCTGGACAAGGCGCAGAACGTCAAGAAAATGGTTTTGTGGAAGCAATAAACAAAGCATTTGAATCTGTTCAAGAAGGTATTACGGTTAAATCCAAAGACCTTACGATAAAAGATATTGTAAAAGCTGAGAAGTATGGTGGTCGCAGTAAAGCTGGGACAGAACCTTACACAGATGTTATAGTAACAAACTCTAGAGGAAAGAAATTCAATCTTTCTATGAAGGGGTCATCTGCTCCATCATTGGCTGGTGGTGGACTTGCAGGTATGGAATTAGTAATTCCTGGTATTGGACGTAAGTTCATGCAAGCAGCTTTAAAACATCATAAGAAAAAACTGGAACCTGGGGACAAAGTCCCTGACTTGTTCGCTAAGCTGAACGATAAGGATAAACTGTTGCTGGTGATCGGATCTGCTGCAATGGGTGGTCCTATTGATTATATGTACATTGGTCCAATGGATGTTACGTCAACACTATCAGGAAAAATCCTTACGTTGAATGGTTCAATATCCGATGCAAAAAAATATGCCAAGACACACGATTTGTATTTTAGACTTAGAGCGCGTAGAGAAGATCAAACATTTGATCCGACAACAAAAGATAGAGCTGGTATTCCCACTGTGTATGGTAAATCACCATCCAGAGGCGATGCTAAAGGTAGAATTGTTGTAACTGATAAAGTTGCAAGTGTGAGGGATGTAATAACTTTCTGATGAGAAGCATATATGAACACATTGAAGAATATAACATGGAGTTTGATATACACAAGTTGTATGCAGACTATAAAAACTTTGTAAAAAAACACGAGCACGTGACAGATGATGCTACATTAATTGACTTCAACGCTGTTTGTGTTAACAGGAAGCCTAATGATGCAGCTTCTGTGACAGGAGGCAATGTTAGAGGTAAGTATTGGACTTACCCTACAGATGACGACAATGAAGAAGAGCGTCTACCATATGTTAAGGAAGATATGTATACAGAAATCTGTCCAGAATTTGAGGGAACATATACAGAAGAAGTGTTTGCAGCATTGAGTATCAAATGGGACATTGGCCGATTGAGATTTCTTATGAAGCCCCCAAGATCATGTTTAAGTTGGCATAGGGATCCAGAACGTCGAATCCATATCCCAATCTATACTAATAAAGGTTGTAGAATGATAATTGAAGACAGAGCATATTATATGGCTGCAAATGGTAGCGCCTATATCACTGACAATACAGTATATCACAACTTCTTCAATGGTGGGGAAGAAAATAGAGTTCACCTAGTAGCAACACTGTTGGAGTAACATGCTAAGTTTTAAAGAAACCTTGAGTGAACAGAAAAACACTCACATGACTCACATAGAAGATAAAGTTATCTATGGGGGAGTCAAAGGAACTCGTGATGCTATCAACGCACTGCGATCATTGCGCGATATGTTGAAAGGAAATCACGATGGAACTATCAGTGTTAAATGGGATGGCGCTCCTGCTGTTTTTGCTGGTACTGACCCGAGTGATGGCAAGTTTTTCGTTGCCAAAAAAGGCATATTCAACAAGAACCCTAAAGTCTATAAATCTCCAGCTGATATCGATGCTGATACTTCTGGTGATCTTAATGCTAAGCTCAAGGATGCACTCAAGTATCTCCCACAACTTGGAATCAAGGGGGTCGTGCAAGGTGACTTCTTATTCTCTCGATCAGATATCTCAACCACTAAGATAAAAGGTGAAAGTTATGTTACTTTCCATCCTAACACAATTGTATACGCAGTCCCCGCAGGAACAGAAGCCGCTAAAGAAGTCAAAGCCGCAAAGATGGGAATTGTTTGGCATACGACATATACTGGATCGTCTTTTGAATCGATGAAGGCATCCTATGGTGTTAATGTTAAGGGATTCAAGAAATCAAAGAATGTATGGTCACAGGATGCTATGCTTCGTGATCTCACTAAAGCTACAATGAGTAAAAAAGACACAAAGGAAGTAAACGATATACTTTCACAGGCTGGAAAGCTATTTAATCAGATATCTGGTAGTACATTACGTCAACTTGAACGCAATCAAGATTTAGCAAAGTTGATAGAGACATTTAACAACACATACGTCCGTAAGGGCGAGGTGATGAAAAGCGCCACGGTACATACAACAAAACTGATTGCTTGGATTAGACAAAAGTATCAAAAGGAAATAGATAAACGGAAGACAGAAAAAGGAAAGGGCGCTCAACAAGATAAGTTGAATGAGTTGCTCAAGTTCTTCTCTGCTGAGAATAAAGTTTCTCTAGTTCGTATGTTTCAGCTACAAAAGCTAATTGTATTAGCTAAATTAAAACTTATAAATAGTCTTAATCGACTAGGGAATATTAATACCTTTGTTCGGACTCGTAATGGGTATAAAGTAACTGGCGCCGAAGGCTATGTTGCTATAGACCAACTTGGTGGTGACGCTGTGAAAATAGTTGATCGTATGGAGTTTTCATACAACAACTTCTCAGCTGATATATTAAAGGGATGGGAAAAACCAGGAAGATAGAAATGCGTTCATTTAAAGAATACTCTGAAAAAGATATCACTGTTGTAGACTACACGCCAGGTATGGGAAAAGAAATCTCATACAATGCACAAAAGCGCAAGCGGAAAGATATCGAAGAAATTTCATCTAATAAACTTGGAGACTATATGAGGAAATCAGCTGCAGATGCTGGTAAGCCTGGAGCTACTGCTCGTCAACAAGATAAACGGATTGGCGGCCAATCAATGGCTGATAAGAAGATTCGTAAAAAGATGGGATACAGTTCTACTGCAAAGGTACCAGCAGGTAAGAATGAAGAAGTAGAAGAAGGTAAAGCTAGAGATCGTTTGGCAAAAATGGTTGACAAAGCCAGTGGTAGAACAATGTCTGACCGTCAGAAAGACGCAGCAGCCGCTACTGCTAGACGAAAAGAAGCTGAAAAGGATCATGCAGATTTCCAAAAGAATATGCGTGTGAAGGAAGGCACAAAAGATGTAGAAGAAGGTGATGGGCTTTGGCACAACATTCACAAGAAACGCAAAGAAGGCCGACCTATGAGAAAGCCTGGATCTAAAGGTGCACCCACTAAGCAAGATTTTAAGAATGCCTCTGAAAAGAAACTGCCCGAAGGAGAAGGTGAAACAACTCCTTGTCCCTCATGCGATGGTTCGTTAGAGAACCACAACCCCGATTGTACTAGAGCTGGC